TCGCCCCGCCCGCACGAGACAAGCGGGCCCTTGTTGAGCGCTACCTCGCCTTCGTTGACCCAATGTTTGTGCGGCCCACAGATCCTGCTGCACTTAGCATCGGTGATTGTGAAAAATGCAAACTGCCTATGGTCACGTTGCTTCAAGAGGGCATCATGGTCTGCTCAGAGTGCGGTCATCAAGAGCTCATGCTTGTTGAACAAAACAAACCCATTCACCGTCAGCCGACAAAAGAGACAAGTCATTATTCTTATAAACGCATCAATCACTTCAACGAATGGCTCTCACAATGCCAAGGCCAAGAGAGCACCGAGATAAGTGACGAGATATTTGAGCGCATTCTGGCCGAGGTCAAGAAGGAGAAGCTTGACATGACACGCCTCAAGTTCAGCAAGATGCGCGAGATCCTAAAGAAGCTACAGCTTACACGCTACTATGAGCACATCGTCTACATCGTCTACCGCATCAACGGCATTCCGGCCCCCAAGTTCAGCCAAGAGCTCGAGGAGAAGCTGCGCTCCATGTTCAAAGAGATCCAGGCGCCATTCCTCAAGCACTGCCCGCTCCACCGCAAAAACTTCCTCTCGTACGCCTACGTACTATATAAGCTCTGTCAGCTCCTAGAGAAAGACGAGTACCTGAAGTACTTCCACCTCCTCAAAAGCCGCGAAAAACTACACCAGCAAGATCAAGTGTGGAAGAAGATTTGTGAGGAGTTGGGCTGGCAGTTTATTGAGAGTATTTAGGTGAATTGGCGATGCTTGATTGATTTCAATTGTTTGCTAGGATCAAACGTCCACGTTCAATGGTGTTTTTCAAAAGCGATCACTACTTAAGGACCTTGTCAGTTTTAAGCAAAAGAGAAGAACAATGGACTTCTTAAAGGCGTTCGTTTTGGGCGACAAAACATACAATGTCACAATTCTCTGGGAAAATGATAAGCCTCTTTTCCGAGCTAGAGAAATTGGTGACATTATAGATATCAAAAATGTTCGCATGTCATTAAGGACATTTGATGACGATGAGAAGGTCGTAAGGGCCACTTACACCCCGGGTGGTGAGCAAATTACCATATTCCTTACCGAACCTGGTGTGTATCGCCTTCTTATGTTATCGCGCAAACCTATCGCACGCCCATTCCAAAAGTGGGTTTCGCAAGTGATAACAAAGATACGGGAGACGGGAAAGTATGAGCTAGAACTTCAAATGGTTGCAATGAAAGAAGAATGTGAAAACAGAGTTCAAGACGCAATCAAAGCTGAAGGCAAGAAGGCTATTGATATAGTTGCTCAAAACCTACACAACTCACTCATCGATGCGTTTAAAGGACCTGATCGGTATGTGACCTATTTTGGAAGGATCATACGTGAAGATGAGAACAATGCCAATATGTTAATTAAAATTGGTTCTTCAAAAAATATGAAAGAGANAATCACACCCCTTCAAGAAGAGTTTGGTGCCATGAGAATAATCCACATTGTTGATTGTCCAATGAATGAAGCATTTGAAAAGTTCTTACACAAGCACCATTTCATTGCACCTCTTAAATATTCCTTGCCAGTCACGGAAAATCACAAGTCAAGAGAAGTGTTTGAAATGACGCAAGATCAACTTAATAAAGTAATGCGGATTGCAAAGTCAAACATACATATGTTTTCGTCAAAGGAAACGGCGGAACAAAGTCTTCAGAATCAACAGATGAGATTGGTAAAAGCCATTGTTCGCCTAAATACTGTTAAGGCAATTGAAAACATCAGACTTCTTGAACATTCATCACACAATGCCCCACTTTTGTTGAGCGATGACAATGCGAGTGACAACGATGACGATAACGTCGACGATGATGTCATCGATCCAACGATTCTCTTTGCAGATAATCGTGCATATACTCAAACTCGCGGCGACAAATTGCAATGCTACTCTGAGGATGGTGAGATACTCATCAAAACATATGCAGGATATGCTGATGCAATTCGTCAATTAACTATCTTTGATCCCTCGTTGTCACGCATTAAGGCGGCGGTTAACAACCGCACCGTTTATCGAGGCTTTCGGTGGGCATTACTTGAGAGGGCTCGTCAAGATGATACAAAGCAAGATATTGGCGCTACCGTGGAATCTATTGAGATTAATAAGGGCCTCATTGCCATGTTAAACCTTGACCAATCGCGAATTGAAAAGGTGTATTGCGACCAAAAGGAGGCTGCCAAGGATCGGCAACTGAAGTCTACAGGGGCTGTTTCAAATGCAATGTCGAATAAAAGCAAATGCACAGGGCATTACTTCTTTATGTGGAACAAGTGCTCTCACGAGCTTCAAAACGACTATTTGCGGCGCAACGGCAATGTCTTACCATCAAAGAGACCATATGTGCACAGTCAGCCGGTCGAAAAGCTTCACCCCGTATCCGAAAAGCTTCTACATACGTATGCATCCGTCGCTGATGTGATAAAAGATATTCGGATTGCGCGCACAACTCTTCAAAAAGCCGCCGAATGTGGACTTATTGCAAAAGGTTACAAATGGCGCTTTGCTGCCAATGCTGCTAAAGCATGTACATCCTCCTCTGCCGAAGCATCAACGCCGGCATCCGCCTAAGCCGCATCGCCCCCCTCTCTCTCCGCATTCGCGGTCATAATCGACTCAAGCACATGCACGTCGTGATCAGGCTCCCAAAGATGCCGCTTGCACATCAAGCACTTGCCACTGTGCTTCATGGCACTTACACCCATCGTCATGCCTTGCAGCAAGCACTTTGTGTGATAGCGTCCATTGCAGCATGCCATTTTGTAATGGTGCGTGCCAAGATCACCGTGGCAAATGATGCAATGGCCCTCGTGCTCCTCATCCCCAAGTGTCTCCACATACTCAATAGACCGAAAGCCTGCAATGGTCCAGCCTTTGTCCACCATCTTGCCAATACGTGCAATTTGGTGCCGATTTTCGCCGATGGCCAGCACCGCCTTCTTTTTCAAGATATCGTCCATAATGCGACGATAGTGCCGATCGTATGTCATCGGGTTGATGCAGCTGTTGTCGCAAAGGTGTTTCGACAATTGAATGCCTCGCTTGCTCGCGATCAAACCATTGCACTCAAAGTCGAGACAGCCAAAGGGCGCCTCCGGCTGTATCTCCGTCTTTGGGACATTGACGACCATGAGATCAAGCATGAAGGGCTTCAATCCATTCGTCGCCTCCTTGAGTGATGCAATGAAGGACGCAACCAACGGAGCGACCTCTGTAAAGAGAGCATCAGCAAACATGTTGCCAACCTTTGGCACGATGTTAACCTCGTAACGCATATGGCGCACTTCGTTTTTCTTCAATTGAATGCCAGGAATGTATGCAACCGGATCGTGTGTAAAGAGACGCGTCACGTAGAAGCGCTTTTCCTTGAAAACGTCCAAGAGACGCGGGAGGTCACTCACGTGAATGCATGCATCGATGTCCACAGGAATGACTATGCGATGGGCACACTCAGGCATGTAGTCAGCGTCGTTGTACAATGCATCCATGTCCTCGGCCGAGTTGGGCGTGCCTTCGCGGGCCGCATAAAAAGTAGATGCACCGTCTTCGTGCATATGCCAGTCCCGGACGGCGCCACCAAAGATGTACCCATCGCAACTGATGATCGCCATCATCAGCCCCTTCTTGGTCTTCCAGTCCACGCGGTGTACGTTGGCGGCGGGCGGCATCGTGAACCTTGTATGTTTAACAACATTCGTGTTGGTGTTGACAAACGTCCATTTTTGGCCATCATAATTGGGCAACGGATCTGACTACATCATTGACATTCGCATACATCATCGTTGTTATGCCCCCGTTGTATGTGCCACCAAATAGGCCGCATTTTACATGGAATCCCAATGACTCATAGTACTTGACAAGTTTCAGTTGATTTTGAAAAGCACAATACATAGTCCTGACATGTGATTCGTATCGCTTGTTGCTGATGCCACCATCACTCTCGATGTCACTGTCGCTGTCACTATCACTGTCATCGTCTCTTTCATACTCGACGAGAGCCTTTTTTATGGCATCTGTAAAGTCATCGTCTAATCTTGCCACAACTTCATCATTGGCTTCACACACGTCGGGATCGGCAAGCATAATGTAATCTTTGATAGTACTTACCATTTTGGGTATGAGAACACTTGAATGCGCCTTCTCAATTTTACCTTTCGTCATCCAACTGCCAAGACCTTCCATGGAATCGCTATAGCAACGATGACCATCGGCCTCCAATGATACAGGTGTGTCATTTTTGATAATGCCCATGGTCACTAAATAATCAAATGAGGTGGCAAGAATATGTTGCGATAACCTTGGTTTCTGATATTTAGAATCCATTGAACGGTCATTGTTGCGATAGAAAAGTGCCAACTTTAGTTTAGCATTTGACTTGAGTGCATTGGACAATATAAGATCAATACTAACAATTGGTTTTCTTTTCAAATCGATGTTGTCAACATTGACCTTTATATCAAACCTATTGTTACCATGAACACTTATGTCAATTGAAATGGGTATGTCTTTATAGGATGTCGTGAGCAACATTTATACAATGCTGTTATTTATTAAACAAGTGAGGAGAGTAAGTGACAACATGCAGATGCCACAACATGCAAATGATTTAAAAATGAGTGAGGGTGAGCGCATGGCATTCGCAAAGGTGGGTCCTTACATGGGGAAGCGCACTAGGCCAAAGCCTAGGCCCATGCCGGCGCCTTGGCGAAAGCTGGCACCGATGCTGGGCGACATGAGGTCAAGGAGGGCAAACATGGCCGCGGCGACCAGGGCGATGAGGATTGCCTCGTTGATGGTCAAGCCCTTGGAGGGCAGGACGAAGGCGACGATGCCGACGACCAGGCCCTCTAGGAGGTACTTGATGACACGGCTCACCATCTCTTGAATGTCAAGCGAGTAATCCATGTTACAGTACTTTGTTCTACAACGAGCTTCAGAAAAAAGCATTTAGAGACATGCCATCTATAAAAAGCTAGTTGTGTCTTTTGCAATGGATCCATCAGCCTCAGTTGCCACTCCTCAGGTGGTCGATCATCTGGACGAGGACCCTCCAATTCGTGGTCAGAATTTCGCGTGCGTCTCCTTCCTTTCGCCTGAGGACGTCCTCGACAACAAGGAAATCTTTTACTTCCACAAGTTCACGGCGGACCTTGCAACGCAGCTAGACTTTCTGTTTCAGAACTTGACAATCAAGTACCCCGCCGATGCAGACCTTCTAGCTGGCATTCGTGAGAACTATGGACACTTTCTAAAGAACGATGACTTACAGTCACAATATCAGTTCTTTAAGAGCAAGAATGAGGCAGATATTGAGGACGAGTTTTACAGAATGAATAACTTTCGCACGACTATTCGCGGGTTCAAAGTTCGCGGCGTTTTTGACACGCAACAAGAGGCTGAGATTCGTGCCCAAGTCCTCAAGCGCAAGGGAGACATCCACAACATTTATGTGGCCCAAGTGGGTTGCTGGGTGCCGTGGGCGCCGCGTCCGGATCTAATTGCCGATCAGAGGTTTCCTGATCAGCAACTCAACGAGCTCATGGGTGAGTACAACAAGAACTCTCAAAAGCGCGATGAAATGTTTGAGGCTCGCAAGAACGACAAGCTTAAGGGCGCAGCACTTGACAAGGATGCATGGCTTCAACGCCGGCAAGAGGAGCTAGGTCCTTCATCATCCCATGCGGCAAACGATGTTGCAATTAGTATTGATGCTGATGAAAGTGTTGTCGTAAATAAAGACGGTAGCATGATCATTGATGCAACGGAGGGTACTGAGGGAGAGGTAACAAAGGTAATCGAGGTAACCGATGCAATTGCAGCCACGACTATCTAATTAATTCCGACCCACAA